CTATCGGTTAATGGGCGTTTGCGCTGCTTCCGCATCTCCACCCAACCCTTCCAAGCCTCTATTGGCAACCAAACGGGATACCCCTCTATAATTACATATGGTTTATTATTTGTGTTTATATCTGGTATAGGTTCGCCATTCTGGGCATTTTCATTTGTCTTTTTGGGCAAATGGGTTTCCGCCTTGAGGCAAGTCGGTGAATACCACTTTGTTCGATCATATGCGGACTTGTTATAACATCCGCTAACAATCAAACCATCGCTTTCAAGCTTGTCCAATGCAGTCCGTATTTGCTTGCCAGTTAGGTAAGGAAATAGCTCTGAAAACGCAGACACACTGTTATACGTCCACCAACGCCCTTCATAAAAATGGCGTCCATTGGCAGCATTCTTCTCTGCCCAATAAAAAAGATTCTGATAAATCACGGCAGCATTGCAGCCCACCCGTGCGGCGATGTCTGGATCGAAGCTATGGGCGCTCATTGTAAAGCCCCTTGCACGATGGTTCTGTGGCGTGTATTACTCATTAAGCGATGCCTCCTGTGACTAGGCGTTGTTAGAGCGGGTTGAGTGCCTTTCCTCTCTTGGGCACTCCCCGCTCGCTCTTACATAACTCAAAACATGCATTAGTAAAACATAATTTTGCGACTGATTGACCTGCCATAGGCTATCAGCGTATCTTGCGCGGATTGGTATCTCCTTACCTGACGAACTGGGTGGCTTCGGTCACCCTTTTTTCATTTGGTCACACGAAGCTGGTGGTCAGGGAATAGCGCAGCAAAGACAGCACTGCGTAATGGCCAATCTCGAACGATTACCCCTTTTACATCTTCCGAAATTTTTCTGCCGTTTTCGGTATATTCAAAATCAATGTTGATACCAACGCGCCTACCATTGGCGTGCTTGACCTGCTTGCCGTTAATTACGAAAAAATATTGTTTGTGAATAATTAGGTCGCTGATAGCGCCAGCCGCTTGCAGATCGTGAAGCTCATTGCACCTGATAGCCTCTCGCTTGCTGTCATGGGTGTGGCCAGCAGCGCACTGAGATTTAACAGCGCGGTATTTGCCGAAGCGCCTCATGCCTTTAGTTTTTGCTCAACCAAGCGGTCAAGCGCATCATTAGCCAGCAGCCATGCACCAAGCGTCGGTTCGTTGCGTTTGCTTTTCCAGTTAGACAAGGTGACACGGGTCAGCCCAGCTTCGTTTGCTATCTGATAAGCCCTGATCTTGTGCGCCCTGGCAACGCTATAAAACTCTGCAATCGCTCGATCTACGTTTGTCATTTTAAACTTTCTTTTGCCTGATAATAAAAAACGCTTTTAATCTTTGTTGAATTGCTTACAAGGGGTTTGGCAAATAAAAGGAGATACCACAATGCCAGTTCATAAAAAGATTAACGAAGCGCGGATTGCCTTCCACGCATTACCGCTCAAAAAGTCCGGTCATAACACGTTTGCTGGATACAAATATTTCGAGCTTTCCGACTTTGTGATTCCAGCCCTTCGCATCTTTAACGATGTTGGGCTTTGCGCGATCATCAGCTTTTCGGAAACCACGGCATCGATGCACATCGTCGATGTAGAAGATGGTTCACAGGTTATCATTCACAGCCCAATGGGTTCAGCCAATCTTAAAGGCTGTCACGAGATACAGAACATTGGCGCGTGTGAGACTTACTCAACCCGCTATCTTTGGACAGCAGCCCTTTGCATCGTCGAGCATGACGCACTGGATGCTACCACTGGCAAGAGTGAGCCAGCTCCACGGGTTAAGTTTATCAGCGACGAACAGTTTGCTGAATTGCAAGCTTTGGTAGACCAGACCAAGACCGACTTGGCTTTGCTCTGCAAACATTACAAAATCAGCGCACTCAAGGAATTGCAGGAAACCCGCTTTGATGCGGTCAAGGCTGCATTAGAAAAGAAACTCGCATGACAGACGCAGCTATTATCCAACGCAGCCCTGAATGGTATGCAGCACGTTGTGGAAGCCTTGGCGCTTCCCAACTGGCAGACGCCCTAGCCAAGACTAAATCTGGCTGGGGAGCGTCACGCGCCAACCTTCGTGCAACCCTTGTGGTCGAACGGCTCACAGGCCAGCAAGAAGAAGGCTTTATCCGCAGTGCAGCAATGCAGTGGGGAGTTGACAAGGAAGAAGAAGCCAGAATCGCCTACAGCTTCATGACAGGCCATGATGTGACTGAGGTGGGACTATATAAGCATCCTACCATTATAGGCACTCACGCCAGCCCTGACGGGCTTGTGGGTGATGATGGCTGCATTGAGATTAAGTGCCCTAATTCTGCCACACATATAGAAGTGCTCAAAACTAATCAAATCGCGCACAAATATATACTCCAGATGCAATGGCAGATGGCTTGCGCTAATCGTCAATGGTGCGACTTCGTGAGCTTCGATCCACGAATGCCAGACCATCTAATGCTTTACATTGCACGGGTGCAGCGCGACAATGATATGCTGGCGACTTTGGAATCAGAAGTTACCGCATTTCTTGCAGAAGTTGATGAAGACGTAAAAGCGTTATCAAAACTAGGAGACCAATAATGTCACAGAACGATAGAATTTTAGATCACTTGAACACCGTTGGGCCTATTCGTCCAATGACAGCATGGAATGATTTGGGCATCTATCGCCTAGCATCGCGGATTAATGATCTGCGAAAGGCTGGGCATAAGATTAACACCAAGAAGGTCGAGGTGGTCAATCGCTGGGGTGAATCCACTTACATCGCTGAGTATAGCCTGGAACTTGAAGATGCTGCCTAGTCGCATTGCCAAGAAGCCTAAGCGTTCATTGCGCTGGCGCTCACCAAGCCATCTCAATTTTATTCGATCGTTCCATTGCTCTATCGATGGTTGCCAAGATATGCCTATTGAATGCGCTCATGTTCGCTATGGCAGCGGTGCAGGGATGGGACAAAAGCCAGATGATTGGCGAGTAGTCCCATTGTGCCGCACGCATCACGCCCAGCAACATACAGTTGGTGAGCAGACGTTCTGGAAGGGCATCGACGTAGAGGCTTTGATCGAAGCATTCTGCAAAGCCAGCCCAAAGGCGCGTGAGATTAAAGAGGCGCAAAGCCAATGACGCAAACAGTTTGGCTTCGCGGTGAGTATCAAAGGCGATTGGCTCACCAGTTGATTGACAAAGCGCCAATCAATGCGGTGGTTAAAATATCGCCTGAAGAACGATCCGTGAGCCAAAATGACAAAATGTGGGCAATGATCTCAGACATTAGCAGACATAAGCCAGAAGGTCGCACTCATGTTCCGGAGGTTTGGAAAGCAATCTTTATGGCAGCTTGTGGTCATGAAGTGCAATTTGAGCATGGGCTGGATGGTCGTCCGTTTCCGATAGGCTTTAGAAGTTCTCACTTGACAAAATCACAGATGTCAGACCTTATAGAATGTATAATTTCATATGGTCAACAACATGGAGTGATTTGGAGTGATGGAATTGAGAAATATTGACGGAACCTTTGCAAGGGGTTCGCAGCACTTAATCAGGCATGGAAAGGCCAAAACAAAAATATACAACATATGGAATGCAATGAAGGATAGATGCCAAAATCCTAACAATGTAGCATATCAAAACTACGGTGGGCGGGGAATTAAAGTTTGCGAAAGTTGGAGTGATTTTTCTAATTTTTATGCAGACATGGGTGAGTCAAGTGATGGCCTAACCTTAGATCGAATTGATAACGATGGAAATTATTGCAAAGATAATTGCCGTTGGATTGGACGATCTGAGCAAAGCTTAAACAGGCGAAATGCTGTAAAATTAACAATCAATGGCGAAACATTGTCTGTTTCTCAATGGGCGGAAAAAAGCCCAGTTTCCGCAAGCACAATTTACGCACGAATTAAAAATGGCTGGGCGCACGATTTAGCTGTTTTTTCAAACAAAGTATCTCGCTTGGGAATACCCAGAGGCAAGATGCTTAGAGATTTTCAACAACACAATGTAAAATGGAGTGAAGAATATGAGTGAACCACATAGCGAACAGCTTCGTCTTTTGATTGAGCGTATCGAACGCCTGAACGAAGATAAGAAAGGTATCCAGGACGACATCCGCGATGTTTACAATGAAGCCAAGGCGCATGGTTATGATACCAAGATTGTCCGCGCCGTGATCCGCCTTCGCGCAATGGAATCAAATGAACGTGCGGAATATCAAGCAATACTCGACACATACCTAACCGCTTTGGGACTATAGGAGAATATTTATGCAGTTAATTACAATATCAGGCAATGTCGGCAAAGACGCTGAATTGCGCGACACACGCGATAGCAAGGTTCTAAGCTTCAATGTTGGCGTCAAGAACGGATTTGGTAAAGATGCTGGCAGCGTTTGGTATCGTTGCAGCTTATGGGGCAAGGCAGCGGAAGCATTTGCTGGCAGCATCAAGAAAGGCACTAAGGTGTTTATCTCTGGTGAGCTGACGCATGACGAATATGAAGGAAAGCCACAGTTTAACGTGCGCGTTGGCAGCATTGATACAGCTCCACGATCAGAAGCTGAACCAATCAATAGCCTACGTGTCTCTAGCTCCACATGGGATGCCACAAAAGATTTGAATGATGATTTGGATGACTCAGTTCCATTTTAAGTTGGAGATATAAAATGGCACGAGGATCAAGACTTAATTTAGACCATCGACGCAAAGCACCGCCCATGAGCAGCCGCCAGGAATGGCTCAGTCGGCATTACAATGAATCGGTGGCACAATCCAGCAAAGCACTTTTGAAGGCTCAACTGACAACAGGTCAGCACGCACTAGACAAAGATCGCTTTGTGCAGACAGCAATCAATTATGGTTGGATATTGCAAGTTCCAGCACGCTTGCTGGCATAACGGAAATGGGCGGGTTTGCATTGTCTTACCCGCCTTTTTTATGTGTAATGAAAAAAACGCTTTACATATAGTTTGAGCCTTTTTAAAAGAGGGCATCAACCAAGGGGCAAAGCCCCGCCAACAAGGAGTAGATTATGAATAAAATCTCACCAATTAAATTTTGGCTGGTCACAATATGGCTAGTTATCACCATCACTATGTTCATGACAGAAAATCCGGAGTGGCTATGACATTAATCGAACTTAGAAATATTGTCGCGGATCATGTTGAGATGACGCATGGCAACGTAGAATTTATCCGTCAAATCAGAGATGGTCAGCAGGATGATGGCCCATTCATTACAGGGGCATTAGCAGTCTGGGCTAAGTTTATGGAAGGCTTGCAGCCAGCACCGGAGGTTCTTGCAGATGATTAAACCAGCGCAAGCAGCCCCTATGGGCAAGAGCCACCGAGTATCATCAGACAGCGCATGGCCCTTGCGCGGTGCAGACGGAAAGACGTTCGCAGAGCGCCGCAAGGAACAGGAGCATCTGCGCCAAGCCTGCGTTGCACGGGAGTTACTGAAATGAACACACTGCTTTGGCCTAAGCCGCTGGACTATCCGCTTGGAGAATGCCACCACTGCGATGTCCCGCTCACGCCTGAAGATGTGGCGCTAGGGTCGCATCTCGCTAAAAGTATGGGGACATTATACGGGGATGTGGGTGAGCTTTCACGCAACAAAAAAGCCGCATATGGCCGGTTCTTTTATTATATATCTACGCCAAGGAATGAATGGGCACGCGTTGCCCGCGCATTACGCATCCACGGGCTTGCGATTGTGACTGCAAAGACAGCAGCGCAGGGGCAAAACACATGACCCGCCCGATGATTTACCCAATGGGAACACTAGAAGTTGGCGAGGTGGCTACCATGCCAGCTACAGAAAAAGGTGATCCCAAGCGCACAAGCCGAAACGTCTCGCAATACGGGATCAGGAACGGGAAGGCGTTCAAGTGCCGCACTGTTGAGGGCGTTACGTTCATCACAAGATTAGGATAAGCCAATGCCAGATGATGAAGGTTTATGGAGCGATGAAATAAACGCTTTTGTTGACGCGGCCTTTGAAAGCGGGATTGTTAGCCGCAACCCGTCAGACGCGGAACAGCACACAGCATACCGCTATGCAATCAAGCTGGCGATAGATGAAAGCCGCAAGCATGGTTATGACCATGGCTATTACGACGGTTACACAGCAGCACTGGAGCAAAGCAAATGACAGACGATAGAATTGAAGCAAAAGCCTTGGCGCTGGCGAATGAGGTGCTTGCTGAATGGGGCGTCCTGAAGAAAGCTGTTGAAGTTCCGAAAAACAGCAATGCGTTCTCCCGTGCGTTGCTTCGCGCCATCGAACAACACGAAGCCTTTAAGCAAGAGGTGAGCGATGCGGTGGAGTACGCACTCGCAACGCCCGACGCAGTTGACCTCCGCCGCTTCATCATCCCCAAGCCCAAGCCTGACCCGCTGGTGGATGCGTTAGCACAAGTGGATTTTGTGCCGTGGAAAGAACTTTCTAAACACGCCGATGATTTCCGCGCCGCACTGGAAGCGCGTGGGCTGGAGATACGGGAGAAGGGGCAATGACCAATGAGCGACTACGCCAATCAATAGAGCAACTGACCAAAGACACTGCCGCCGAATGGCAATCAGGTTATGACGCTGGCATAGAAGCCGCCATTAATGCGCTAGAAACCGACGCTAAGAAGTGCGATTGCTTTGCGCGGAATGAAGGCGAGTGCGGATGTGGTGCATGGTGGGATTACAAAACAATTAGGGCAGAACGGGCGATTGAGATTGTCCGTGCATTGCGGGAGTTAGGCTAATGACCATGTTTTTATTGTTCGCCTTCATTATAGGCGCTGCTTATATATGTGGACAGGATTAGGAGACTTCCAGCATTTCGGTTGTAATCATTACCCTGCCCACAGCTCCATACTTTTTATGATACGTTATCGCCCAGGCTGCTCGATCAGCAATCCAGCCTCCACGCGCAGCATAAGCATCTCTAGCAGCTAGGGTTGGATGCTGCACCACAGTCACGCCGTTATACTCTTTTTCGTCCCTGTGGTGGCGATGTCCGCAGTGTATCTCGCGTCGGGTAGTCCTGCCCCACTGTTGAGGAAACTGTGCCGCAAACAGCAGCGGTAGGCTCTCGTTCTTGACCTTATGACCGTGATGGATGCCAAGCATAGTGTTGCCCCATTCAAGGACGTAGAATGGCAAGACGCTATCGTTGACTATTACGCGAGGTTCTTCCTCGTAATGCACCGCGAATAGATCAGCCAGCCATCCTGCGCTTTCCTCATCGT